GAGTTGATATTAAATACAATAGTTATTTTAATTATTTTGCGAATTAATTAATTTTCTGTATTCGCAGCGCTCGGGTATTTTTATTTCACAACCTATCGAACAAGCCCAATCAAGAATCTGTGTCGTGTAGTGCATTGACTCACCGACATCTAATGACCGAGTTGATTTAAGCTCTTGCCGCTTGCTCACTTCGCCAGTTTCAATATCAACAAATTCAGACTCACACCACCCTAAAAACTTATTTTTTAAATTACGCTTAACCCACTCAGGTGAGCACTGAGGGCGACCGTGCTTGATAAGGTAATCGCTAATCTCTTTGTATATTAAGTGCTGAAAAGCGTTTTGACTTAAACTCCTGCGCTCTCTCCACTCGCAAATAGTTACCCGGTACGCTTTATTTGATGACCGGACTATATTAATTAACTGGCCGCATATTTCAGCGGCGTTAATCAGGTTTAGTTTAAATTCCGTCATATCTAACCAAGCCTTTACTCACAAGCTTAATCTGAGTCTCAATCATTGCTCGCAAAACATCACCAGGGTCAACCTTTGAACTATCGAGCATTTGATGACAGTGATAACACCCGTAACAGCCGAATAAATCAATTGATTTGCGTCCTACTCCTTTTGTCGGCGAGTTAATATGACAAAACACAACTGTTTCACCATCCTGGCATTGCGGGCTAACTCTTAAAGTGCAATCCTCACCTTTTGCGCTTTGTCTAATTTTTGACGTTTTCATAATCCAGCATCTCTCAATATTTTACCGCGATAACTTTCTGGCATCTTTTCACTTTGCTTTACGCCTGAGCTAACAATTTGACCGTTTGCCTTTTGACTATGACCACCAGCTTGCTTTGGCTGCCGCTCTTGCTCTGTTCGCCACTTTCGCCAGGATGATATGCCGCAAACTTGCCTCAATGCCTCGGCAAAAACAGCGTTGTAAATCGCGTTTAAGCGTATATCTAGCTGAACCTGAGTCAATCCATGATTTGACTGATTAAACGCCGCCTGACGCTTTACAGCCTCATTTCTGGCTATTTCGTGATTGCTTGGTGATAGCAGCTCAGAGCAATCCGCTCTAAACTGCTGCTCAACTTCTTCGAATGTCATTTTATTGACGGGCTTTTTGTATTGGTAGGTCATACTGAGAAGCCCTTAGGTCTAAAGCCGCGCTTTTCTTCTTTTGGCGCTGTAACTCTGTCAATATCATGACGCATTGCATCACGCATCTTACCACCTGCTTTATCGAGGTAGAACGGGCCAGCGCTTGCACCATGCCTGTAAGCTGGCATATTCATTTCAACAATGCTGCCAATCCCATTACCTTCATCATCTTCTTCTTTGTTGTGAATTAGGAATATAGCGTCTGCGTCCTGCTCGATTTGACCAGACTCCCTCAAGTGTGCAATCGTTGGCTTGCCAGTCCCATTCCTGTTTAACTGCGATAGTGCAACAACTGGGGTTTCTATTTCTTTGGCTAGCGTTTTTAATCCGCCAGATATTTCACCAATTGCCAAGTCGTGTCTTTGCTTTTCGTTAACACCTGCCTTTTGGATGTAATCAACAACTATCAAATCAAGTCCACCACACTGAGCATCAACCTGCTTAGCTATTGCCATTATCTGTTGTATTTTTAAGTTTGGTGTATCTTCAATTGTTATCTGCGTGTTACTTAGCTTTTGCATTGCAGCACTGAAGTTAGCCCAAAACTCGTGATTGTCATCACTAACATCACCATAAAGGTCGTTAGGTTTAAGGCTAGATACCGCTGACATTAGGCGTATACCAAGCTCTTTTGCGTGCATCTCAAGGCTAAAGAATAAAACCTTTTTACCGTCAATGGCGCAGTTTGCAGCAATAGCAAGCGATGTAAGTGTTTTACCTGTTTTTGGCCTGGCGCCTATAACAATTAAATCAGTATCGCCAATCCCTCGAGCGCCCATCGCTTCATCAATAGCAGCTATACCAGTTTTTAAGCCTGTTACGCCCTCGTTTTTAAGTCGATAATCAATATCAGATAATATTTGATCTATCGCCTCATTCATCATTGTCGGCTTCTTTCTTGTGTTAGTCATAAGCGCCGTTATCGTGCTAGCCGCTTCTGTGACTTGATTTATCTTGTCCTGATGCTCTCCACGATGCGTGAGAGACTCTACAACGAGTTTTAACTGCTCATACGACACTCTTTGCACGTAAGCCTCGTTTAATAGCTTAGCGTAGCTTACAAGAACGTTTTTCATTGCGGGGTTTCTGCATAGGTCAGCAAGCCAGCTCCAGCCGCGATTGTTATCAAACCAGCCTTGCCCTTCAAGCTGATCAGATATCATATTCATTTCACAATAGCCTTTTGATATTGCCTTTTGAATTTCTGTGAACAGTCTCGCATTTTTTGAGTTACTGAAAAGCTCAGGCTTCATTAGTAAATCAAGCTCGGCTTTCGTTGCTTGATCCAAGTTGACATATGAAACCATGTAACCGCCAAGCAAGCTTTCTTCTAAATTCTCTTTTATGAAATCCATTAAAGTGATCCTTTCTCAATTAATCTTTGGAACTTTGATGCGTTAACTAAATCTTCAAGGCTTGCTATCCAGTTAAAACCCTCTTGCTGCCCTGTTAGCTGCGGGTGCTCGTTACACCACTTGAAATATCCACGCCACCAGTCCAAGTTTTGATCAGCTTCATCTTGCTCTCTCCACCTAGCTTTTAGCCAGATAATTCTTTTTTGCTTTTGGCTTATTGCTTTTGCCTCTGGCATGTTTGTGCAAATCTCATTGTAAGCTTCAACAATCTCTTTTACTGGAATAGTTTCTTTTTCAGCAATCTTTGATTGCGTAAGTGTTTTATTATTTATATCACTATCACTATCACTATCACTATCACTATCACTATCACTATCAGCTAGATTTGCTAACTTTTGCTTTGATTTGCTAGCATTTGCTACCTTTTGCTTTCCGCCTTTTGCACCAGCTAAAGCTCTGTTTTTACAGGTCTTTTCATATTTCTCCGCATCTCTTTTGAATTGGCTTATGAATGGAGTTATCACTATATCTATGACAGGATCAAGCTCAACTTCTACCTTTTTATGGTAGCAAGATATGGCTTTAATGAGTTTTCCGGCCTGCTCGTCGCTCAGCTTGTCCAGAATATCAAGGCTGTCAATGTACATGACAAATGACTTTTTGTTAGACATACGCTATAATTACCTAAGTTGATTTGATTAAATTGCCAGTTTGCAGACTGGCTTTTTTATTTGCCTTCACCGATTGCCGATAAACCTTTCTTGCATAATTGAACGACCGCAAGCGTAAAGTTCCCATCAAAATGCTCATCAGCGTAATCTTGAATATCTCTAACAAGCTGCATTTTTTTAAAGTAAATTAATTTTCTCATTTCAATCACCTGTTTGTTTATTCGTTAATTATATACACTTGTTATATATAGTCAATATAAATTAATTAAATTACAGGCACAAAAAAGCCGCAATTAAGCGGCTGTTGTTATTTAATTAGATTACCTGCATCTAACTATTATTCTTCACTTCACTCGCTGCCTCAATAAAGTCATTTAATAGCTTTGCTAGATTTGTAACCTGATCCATGCTTAAATCAATCTCAACCTCATTATCGCTAAATGGTGCAGGTTGCTCTTCAACCCATTTAAAGCAAAGCGCTGGCTCTAAGCTCTCCCACTTTTCCTCAACTAGTTGTAACGTTGAAAATTCAGCTATAACTTTCTCTGTAAAACCTTTCATAATACCTCCTTTGCCGCAATTAAGCGGATGTTATTATTTGTTTGCCTTATCGTATGTTAAATATTCTTTCATATGAAAATCAGCAGCTTTTGTATCGCCAGAATCAATTGCTTTTTGATATTCGTCAAAGTGTTTTTGGGCTAGTTTTTTATACCATGCTTTCATAGTGCTCTCCTGTATTTCCGTTTTGGCCTATTGCGTCAATTCTTGATTCATCAGGCCAATCGCTGAATGTTACCTTTTTAGGTGACACCGTAATCACCTTTTGATTGTAGCCAGTCTTGTAACCAAAATCATGAGCTGTTAGTTTTGCGTTTACGTTTCGCGTTCTTATTTTTGGCTTATCTGTCATTTAATTTCTCCATACTTACTAGGTGCAGGTGATTTGCATCTGTCCACTTAAATTTATATGTGTTTATTGCTGATTCGTGAGTATAAACGTTAGCTTTGTTTTTAGCTCTGTATTTTACAGCTTGGCGCATTGCGTATAGAAGTTCTACTATTTCGAATTCTGACAGCTCGGTTAATTCCTGTGGTAGTTTCATTCTTCCCTCCATACAAGCACGCTACACATGCCTGACCCTGTTTTCTTTGCGTAAGCGCCAAAAAAATCATTACTATACACGCAGCCTGACTCTGAAGCTTTACCAGTTGATATTTCTAGTTGGTAGCGGTTGAAGCAGCCCCAACCGTAAAGCAACATATCGTCACCCATTTCCATTTTTGACCATATTTTAACTGAGTTGCACTTTTCTGCCTTTTTGAATATAGATTCCATTTATCTCTCCTATTAAGTTAGAAATTCAATAATAAACACTAATCAAATATTAATCAATTTAAATAATTACTAAATTAGCTATTGACACAAATAATATACGTGCTAAATTTACCACACCGAAACGAAATGAGGCTTTAACATGCAAGATTTACTAGCGAAAGCAATGAAAGAAAAAGGTGTAACAGGTCAGCAATTGTCAAGAATGTCTGGTGTTTCTGAATCTGTTATCAGTGCAGCAAGAAATGGGCGCGGCAACCTGACGACAACGGTTAAGCTGTTTGATGCGCTTGGCTTGCGCTTGATTTATACAGCTAAGTAACGGAGAGAGAAAATGAATAAAGATTATTGTTACGGTGTTTTGTGTGAATCTGATATGGGACTTGATGCTTTTGGTAATCCAATTGGAAAGCCTATTTTGCTTGAAAGAGTTGGTGAGCAACTTAGTCAGCATAAGGCAATAGCAAAAGCGCAAGAATTGAAGGTTAGCGGAATGTTTGGCGATGTAAAAGTTGTTAGGTTTGAAGTTTGCGACTACAGCATAGATTAACGGGAGAGAGAAAATGAGTAACGAAAATCTAGGTATATGGTCTCAAGTCGATAAAACAGACTTGAGATATGCTAAAAAAGTAAATCAGCGTGGCGGATACACTGCTATCAGCCCTCAGTACCAGCTCAAAGAGGCTACAAAGGTTTTTGGGCCATACGGCAAAGGCTTTGGTTTGAGCGCTTCAGATTTTGATATGAGTCTATTTGACTCGCTTGGTGTTGTAATGCATAAAGCAAAGTTCTTTTACGTGCAAGGTGGCGAGCGTGTTGAATTTCCAATCTCAAACGCAATACAGGCGACAACTGGTGCAGGTGATAAAAAGCGCGTTGATGTGGACTTTGTAAAGAAGTTAGAAACAAACACAGTAAGCAAGGCTCTATCAAAGCTTGGCTTTAACGCTGATGTGTTCATGGGTATGTTTGAAGATAACCAATACATGCAAGAGCTTCATAATGAGTTGGCGCTTAAAAAGGCAGAAGATAAAGACGCAGAAATTGCAAAGCAAGCTAAAGAGTACGATGACTGGAAAGAGTCTGAGTTAGCTGCTTATAGTAGCATAAACTCTCTAAACGCGCTTAAGAACGTTTTTACGGCCCATATACGCAAATGCAACAACCGAGGAGATGAAGCTGGTGTGAGAGCTTTCACAAAAGCTAAAGATGCACGTAAATTGGAGTTGGAACAAAATGAAACTGTATGAATTAACTAGCGACTTAATTGAACTTGAGTCTTTGAATCTTGATGATGATTCGCTTGCAGATACTTTAGAGGCTGTAAGCGGTGAATTTAACGATAAGGCTGTTGCTATCCTAAAGTTCACTGAAAATATGAGTGGCGACATCAGATGTTTATCAAGTGAGATTAAGCGCCTGCAAGAGCGTAAAAAAGTAATTGAGAATCGCAAGGCAAAGCTGCGTGATTACCTTTTATATAACATGGAAAAATCAGGCGTAACAAAAATTGAATGTCCGTTTTTCACTGCCTCAATCAGAAAGGGTTCTGAATCTGTTGAAATTGAAAATAGCGAGCTTTTACCAGATGAATATGTAACAGTCGAAGTTGTAGAAAAGGCGGATAAAAATGCAATCAAGCGAGACTTGAGAGCAGGTAAAGAAATTAGCGGCGCGAAATTGGTTCGCGGTGCAAATACAATTATTATTAAATAGGAAAATTAAAATGGCTAAAAAAGGCGTAAACAAAGTAATTCTAGTTGGCAACTTAGGTCAAGATCCCGAGGTTAAATATATGATAAGCGGAGATTGTGTTGTGAATCTATCTATAGCAACTAGTGAAAGCTGGAAAGATAAAAATACTGGTCAAATGCAGGATAAAACAGAGTGGCATAAGGTATCTGTTTTCGGTAAATTGGCAGAAATTTGCGGTGAGCATTTACGAAAAGGCTCTCAAGTTTATTTTGAAGGAAAACTGCAAACAAGAAAGTGGCAAGATCAATCTGGCCAAGATAAATACACTACTGAAGTTGTCGTTGATAGCTTTGACGGCGTTATGCAAATGCTTGGTGGCAAGGTGGAAGGCTCGCAGCAATCTCAGCTTGCGCCACAACAGCAAGGTGGATTCCAGCAACAACAACAGCAAGGTTTTGCACCGCAACAACAACAGCAAGGCGGTTACGCTCCACAGCAAGGGTTTGCACCTCAGGGCAATCTAAACCCTCCGCTCTAATTAATAATGCGCCTTCGGGCGCTTTGGTGACTTATGGAAATTCCTAAAATTGGTGATTTATTGATAATCACAACAAAGAAAAGCAAAGAGAAAAGAATAGCTTGCACTGTGAAGGATATAGTTTGCGGCAATGAGGTCATTTTACAGAAATCAACTAACAGCTTTTTTAATTTTGATATGTTTTTAGAGGGTAAAAGCTGGGTTAGCAGCATTGAAAATATTGGTAGAGTCGAAATGACAACCGCATCAAATAATGTAACCCCTAAAAATTTTACCGAGTATTAATGGTGACTTATGAGTAAAATTATAATTGGCTGCGATCCAGATTCAGACAAGAGCGGCTTTGCTTTTTATGTTGGTGGCAATCTTGAGAGGCTAATCTGTCTTAGTTTAATTAACTTTAACATCGAGATTGAAAGCCTTGTTAAACACCATCACTTGGTAGAGCTGCACATTGAAGACGTTAAATCCAAAAAGGCGGTATGGCACAACAGGAAAGGCTCGCAAGCTGCTTACGGGATGACTTGCCAGCGCGTAGGGCAATGCAAGCAAGTTCAAACAGAGATTGAGAGAATAGCGAAATATCACAGCGTTAAGATTGTTAAACACAATCCATCTAGCGCATGGAAAGATGCTGCCGGAAAATCTCAATTTGAAAGCGTGACAGGCTGGACAGGCAGAAGCAATGAAGATAACAGGTCAGCAGCTTACTTTGGATATCTTGGCTGTCGTTGACACGTCGCAATTAGCTGCTACAATTAAATCTCTGGTTAGCCTCCATCTAACCATTAATACTGATGTTTTTGTTATTCCTTTTCTCCATAAAGCCTCGATTAATTTCGGGGCTTTTTTTGCTTAAATTTATATGCTTATAACTAAATGTTATTTCACAATTCGAGTTAATTGAATTAAATTTACTGCATTAACCAACTGGAGAATAAAAATGGAATCAATCTTCGATATTAAAGCAGAAGCCGAGCGCGACGAAGCTATTGAGAGATTCAAGCAGCGCACTATCATGACCACTGAGCGCGATGTACATATTGCATTTGAAGTTTACGGTCGCGACAATGTGATTGATTTGGTGGCTGGTGATTGCTTAGCTTTCTTTCTTGACGACAGAATAATAACTCAGCATCTGTGCCAGTCTAATGTATGCAGAAAAGATGATGTAGCACTTCTTTGTATGTTTCATGGCGAAAGTGCCATTGAACATTTAAAGATTGAAGTTGCAACGCTTATTGATGAGTTAATCGCTGATTATGAGGTGTTGCTATGAGTACTCGCAAAAAGAAATACAATCCAATGAAAACTATACAAACTCAAGCAAGTTACGGATTGAAAAATCTAGCTGTATTCTTTTCTCAAGCTAAAGGTGAGTCTTGCGATGTTGTTAATACAAAGTCATTTAATAACATTCAAATAACTCAATCAATCGCCACAGCGATAACTGGATTGCGCCACAACTGGTCTATAACAATGCTTGCGCTTGGTCGCAGGCAAGACGGACAGGAATATTTTAAAGCGGAGAATGTCAGCTTTAACGTTCCGATGTTTCAAAGTGAGCTGTCTGATGCTTTACAGGATATGCATAAGGACTTCATCAATCGCAGCATGAATAAATTGCACCTCTGCAATATATGCTGGTTTGCTTGCCCTCGAGGGACGGACTTTGATGAAAGTCACCTTGGCGAGATGCTCACAAAGCTTGATGCGTGGGATAACGAGTCTGAGTGGGAGTTGCAGTGTCAGTAGTTAAAACCGAGTTTGAAAAGATAGTTAATGCTTATCGCGCTGGCTATCTTGATGCTAAATTTGATGATTATCAAAACAAAAACACCGTCGATTGTGGCGGTGAATATTACGCTTACATGGCTGGCGTTAATGATTTTAAAGCTGGCTATAAATTAGATTTAACTGTATTTGAGGAAGAGTAAAGATGATACCAACACATCAAACAGCAGGTAGCGCCGGAGCTGACTTAGTTTGCGCGAAAACAATCACGATACAACCAGGCGAGACTCAACTTGTTTCAACAGGCGCTTATGTGCCTAGCGGGTTGCCGAATGGCATTGCACTGCTTTTATTTCCTCGCTCAAGTATTGCACTTAAAAAGCGATTGCTGCTCGCAAATTCAGTGGGACTCATTGACGCTGATTATTGTGATGAAATAAAGTGCATGTATACCAATTTAAACACTGTGCCAGTAACGCTGGAGAGTAGCGAGCGCATAGCTCAGTTAGTGCCAATGCAGTATGTTTACGGTGTTTTTCCTGTTGCAAGCGCTGCCAGAAAGGGCGGCTTTGGCTCAACTGATTAATTACTTTGCGTTATAGCTTATTCAAAACGGTTATAACGCAACAATCAATTTTGCGCTAATATCTAGCTATCAAAAATAAATCGAGAAAAGAATGGAGTTAACAAATCAAGACAAGAGATTTTTAATTGAGTTGCGAGATATACCATTGTGTGGCGGTATAACTAAATCTGAGTCAAAAAGCACAATCAAGCTGGTTGAGTTGGGATTGGTCGAAAGCAAGCCAAGCTCAATCGGAAATATAACAAAAATATTTGCTCTTACTGATTTAGGGCGAGAAAAGGCAAGAGGTTTATAATGAATAGTTTGGAATTTATTAAAAAGAATGTTGAAAAGCTACCTGATGGGTGCAGAGCAGTAAAACTTGAAATTGATGGAGAGATATGTTTCATTGGCGACTGCGGTACTGAGCATGACTTTTACCCCAAAAATTTTAGTGGTGATCTTTTTGATGGAGAGGTTTGGTCTCGCGAAGGCTTTGAAGCTTGCGACATCAGCGGCAGAGTAAGCACTGTTAATCGTGATATTGAGCGTGCAACAAAAAATAAGTATGAGCGCGAAATATCAGATAGATACGGAAATGTTTGCCATGTAGACGTTTACGATGTTTTAAAGGCTTATGATGTTACATGCTCAGCAACTCAGCACGCAGTTAAGAAGCTGCTATGCACTGGTATTCGAGGCCACAAAGACGGCGCAACAGACTTGGTTGAGGCTAAAGACTCAATAATAAGAGCGATAGAGCTTGCTGGAGAGTCAAAATGATAAACAAGCATTTATTATTCCGCCGATTTCCTGTGATGCCAGAGCATGTAATGGATCGCATCGTTGATTTGTACACATCACTTGCCTCATTGTCTAAAAGTAAAATTGCTGAGAAGGTTTATAAAGAGACTGGCTTTTATGTTAGCAAGAAAACCGCTTGTGAATTTATTGATTTTGCCCGTGAGCATTGCGATCTAAAGCCATGCTCCGCAGATAGTAAATTTAATCTTAACAGTAAAATGCGGTTTTTTAAAAATGGCAAAGTAGTCAAAGAGGTTGTACATGCTTGCTGAGGTGATTTTATGATAGTTCAAGATTTGGTTGATAAGGTTAAAGATTCTATCGGTAGTGACGGGCATTTAACTGCCGACCTAGCCACAGAGTTACTCTCTAATTATATAAAGTTAATAGAAGATAATGCAGAGCTTCACAAGATGTTAGCTAAGAATAGAGTGTTTGCATGCAATAACGCTAAATAGCTAGCACAATTAATCAGTGCTACAATAGAGCCATACTTTTTAACGTGTGGCTTTTTTATGTCAATGAATAAATTAAACAAAACTTTTACTGCAAATATGCAGCGGTCTAGTGGTCGCTCAGCTAGATTAGCAAAGCTCTTCTCTGCTCCCGTAAACTTTGGAGACACGAATCGTGACGACTCAAAATCATACGGATACCCGGACAACATAACTTTTGATGTTATGTATAACGCATATAAGCGAGGCGGATTTTTTACTGCTTTAGTTGATATAGTGCCAGAGCGTTGCTTCTCAGAAATGCCAACCGTAATAGATGGTGATGATGAAGATACCGAGCAAGACACAGCATTCGAAATTGAGTTTAAAAAGTTCGCTAAACGATTCGACTTTTGGCGGCTTATGCGCGAGTCATTTAAGCAATCAAGGCTCGGCACTTACTCGACAATAGTACCAGTTTTTACTGAGCGCGAAAGCGGGGCTAAATTGGATTTTCCGCTTTTTAGAGCTGCGGATATAGTCGCGATAAATCCATTTTATCAAGTTGAGTGTAGTGGCTCTGATGACTATGTGAGTGATTATTTTGACAAAGATTGGAATAAGCCAAAGTATTATGAGCTAAGTCCGTCTGAGTTGGCAGGACGAACTACCACAAATGCAGAGCAAATAAACCTGCACCGCTCGCGTGTTTTTGTTGTTACAAATGCGGTTGGCGCTCAGATAGAAGGTACGCCAGTTTTAGAGGCTGCATTTAATGCACTGTTTGATTGCAATAAAATTCGTGGGTCATCGGCTGAAGGTTATCGTAAAAACGCCAAGCAACGTACTGTAATGAGTGCTGATAACGCAGAAGCGGCTAGGGCTATGACTGCAAAAAAAGACGACATTGATCAAGCTATTGATGACTTTGAAAATGGCATAAATAATTATTTAAAACTTGCTGGCTCTAGCGTTAATACACTGCAAAGTAATTTAGCAGATCCAACTGGTGCATTTACTATTGCAATGCAAGAAGCTTGCGCCTCTCAGCGTATACCTGTTACTGAGCTAATAGGGTTTATGACGGGTGAGCGCTCAAGCACTGAAAACTCAAGCGCATTTAGTAAGCGCCTGCGAAGCGAGCAAAACAATGAGTATGGGCCGACAATCATTAAGTTTTTAGAATGGCTTGTTGATGTTGGCATCCTTCCTGCTCCGACTAACGAAATTAAAATAAAGTGGCCTGACATTTCTGAGCCTAGCAAATCTGAAAAATTAGCCAGCGCAAAAATAATGGTTGATGCAAACAAAGCTGCCTACGATGCGCGTGAAGAAGCGCCGTTTACAGTTGAAGAAATCAGAGAAGTAGCTGGTTGCGATAAAGAAAAACCTGATAGCGACTACGATATGGCAGACCCAAAGACCGATTTAATGTTGGATGACTTAGATGAAAATACGCAAGATTAAATCAATAAATTCAATGCCAAAGGATGCAGCGGACCCGGCGCATCAATCTGGCAATCTAGGCAGGTCTCAGCGAGAGTTAAAGCGCAGGTTTGATAGGATATTAAAAGGCGTTCGCTCGCTTGTTGCAGACCAATCTAAATATATAACAGCAAAAACAGCAAACTCTGTTGAATGGAGACCGTTGGCGTTTTTTACGAACTCAAACGGTG